AGCGGGACTTGGGGCTACACATCGTCAGCCACCCAGACCACCATCAGAATCTGGAGCCAGAACAACTACGGCGAGGATCTGATCTATGGCCCTCGCGGTGGCGGGATGTACTACTGGGATGCCACATCCGGTCTGTCTGCCCGTGGTGTAAACCTCAACACCCTTGGCGGGACGGTCACCTTTACCGTGGCTTCTCCGACCGTGGTAACGCTGACCAAGACTTTGTCCGAAGGCACGGCAGTCCAGTTTTCGGTCTCCAGTGGGGGAACTCTTCCTACTGGCATCAGCGCAGCCACGACCTACTACCTGTTTAACGTTGCCGGGTTGACCGCCAACCTTTTGGATTCTGCCGGGGCGTTGGTCAATGTGACCGGGGCCGGCAGCGGCACGTTCTCGATCTCCCTGCTTGTGGATGTCCCAACCGTCCAGAACGGGATCTTTGTCAGCGATGTAAACAGGTTTGTCTTTGCAATGGGCTGCAACGACTACGGGTCTTCAACGCTGGATCCCATGCTGATCCGGTGGTCTGGGCAGGACAATGTGCTTGTCTGGACTCCTGATGCCACGAATCAGGCGGGCGATGTCAGGCTGTCCCACGGCTCAGAGATCGTCACATCGGTGCAGACCCGGCAGGAAATCTTGGTGTTTACCGATTCCGCCGTTTACGGTCTCCAGTATGTGACGCCTCCTCTGGTGTGGTCTACAACCCTTCTGGGTGACAACGTCTCAATTGCAGGGCCTAACGCTGCGGTCATCGGATCGGGCGTCGTCTACTGGATGGGCATTGACAAGTTCTACGCCTATGACGGACGGGTTCAGACGCTCAACTGCGACCTTCGCCGGTATGTCTTCAACGACTTTGATCTCAGCCAGAGAACTCAGGTCTACGCCGGCACGAATGAGGCGTTTAACGAGGTCTGGTGGCTCTACTGCTCAAGTGGACAGGGGGCCAATCCCCAGAACAACAGGTACGTTGTTTACAACTATCTTGAAAGAATCTGGTACTACGGGACTTTCAACTCTGAGAATCCGACCGCCCCGACCAACAGGACGGCATGGCTTGATTCGGGTCTCAGGTCATACCCGGTTGCCGCGATCTACGACACGACGGCCCAGACAAGCAGGCTTCTCAACCACGAGGTTGGTTTAAACGACCGGGTAGACACGACCGACTTCCCGCTGAACTCCTACATTTCTTCGTCAGAGTTTGACATCGGGGATGGTCATAACTTTGGATTCGTGTGGCGGGTCTTGCCGGATCTGACCTTCAGCAACTCCACCTCCGCCTCCCCAACGGTCAATATGACCTTGTATGGGCTGTACAACTCGGGGTCGGGTTCGATCAGCAACGCCAACCAGAACGTGATCAAGGGCAGTACCTACGTCATCACGGAGGAGTTCACGGGGCAGATCTACACCCGGGTGCGCGGACGGCAGATGATCTTCAAGATCGACTCCAACCAACTCAACACGACATGGCAGTTGGGCGCTCCCAGAATTGACATCAAGCCGGATGGCCGCCGATGAGCCTGATTGTCACCACAGACTATGAACTGGACAGGATTGCGGCCCCCAATCTTCCTCTGGCCCCGCCCCAGTGGAACGCCCAGTATCAGGATCAGTACAGCAATGTGCTGCGCCTGTACTTCAACCGGATAGACGCTTTTCTGGCAAAACTCATGGCAACAACTTCCACACTCCCGATCAGCGGTACGGTGTCGTTGCCGCCCACCTACCTTGATGCCTTCGGGCGTCAGCGGGTCAGCCAACCCTACACGCTGTTTGACAGCCAGAACCGCTACGCCGCAGACAATCAATTCGATGTTTCAACGACCGGAACGGGCACGACATCGTTTCTGTCCAACGAGGCTGCGGTCAAGATGGAGGTCACCGGGGCCGGGGTCGGATCGGTGCTTCGGCAGTCCTACCGCTCATTCCCGTATCAGCCGGGTAAGGGGTTGCTTGTCCTTGCCACCTTTGTAATGGACAGCAGCCAGAGCCTGAACCTGACCCAGAGGGTGGGCTACTACAACGACCAGAACGGCGTGTTCTTCCAGCGGGTGGACGGCACCTACTCCTTTGTCCTGCGCTCCTATGTGACCGGCTCTGTGTCCGACGCCCGGACGGTGAATCAAAATGACTGGAACGGCGACAAGTTGGACGGCACCGGGGCATCAGGGTATACCCTTGACCCATCCAAGGCCCAGATTCTGTGGATGGACTTTGAGTGGTTGGGGGTTGGATCAGTCCGGTGCGGCTTCATCATCAATGGTGAGTACATCGTCTGCCACACCTTCAACAACGCCAACGAGATCACGAACGTCTACATGACCACCGCGATCCTGCCGGTGCGGTACGAGATCAGCACATCGTCGGCGTTGGCGGCCTCCATGAAGGCAATCTGCTGTTCGGTGGTGTCCGAGGGCGGGTTTGAGCAGACATCAATTGACCATGTGGCGCGTCGCACCACAGTCTTGGGAACCATCGGGACGACCTTCCTTCCCTTGGTGTCCATCCGTCTGGCCTCCGGGCGAACGGGTGCGGTAGTGCTGCCAAACCGGGTTCAGGCTCTGCCGACGACCAGTCAGAACTACGAGATTGCTCTGATTAAAAACCCGACGCTGACCGGAGCGACTTGGGCAGCCACAGTGCCGTCAGACTCCAACGTTGAGTTTGATGTAGCCGCCACAGCCACAACGGGCGGGACAATTGTTCAATCCGACTATCTTGCGTCCAACACCGCCGGGGGCACGAGCAGCACAAGTTTCCCCAACGACTACAACTGGGATTTGCAGTTGGGGGCGTCGATTGCCGGGGTCAGTGACATCTTTACCGTGGCGATTCGGACAGTTTCCGGGGCCACAACGGGCGATGCGCTTGGGTCTTTGTCTTTCTTTGACCTGACGCAGTAAGGAAAAGCCATGAACAATTATGACCTGACCGTTGGGGATGGCGTTTTTGGGGATGACCAGAACCCGTCTGGGATGTTTAATTACGTCCAAAGGAACGAGCCTACGGTCGGCATGGCAGTTGGCGGGGATGTGGAAAGCCAACTCCGAAGGGTGCTTGATCCTGAAGGACTTGAGCAGGCCCCGGAGTTTGCCCCGCAGCAGGCCGTTGATGCTGCATTTGACCTTGCTTTAAACAAGCAGGCACCCCAACCTGCGGATGTGATCCAGAACCTTCAACAGGCAGGGGCGCAGGAAGCGCCGGCCACATCCCAAGAATTGTTTGGGGCAAAACCACCGCCAGTTCAGCCAACACCTGCTCTGGATGACACTTTTCTGCGAGAGTATTTTGGGTCTTATCAAAAAGTTGATGAAGATCCTTTGGGAGGATTTACCGCCACCCCCGTTGATGAATTGAAGCGTCAAGTGCCGCTTGGGTTCAATTGGCAAAGTTATTTAGAAAAGAATCCAGATCTTGCCAAAGCAGGCGTTGATACAGAGGCTGAGGCGCTGCGTCATTACATTAAATATGGCGCAGGAGAAAAAAGAACCGCCGATTGGACGCCTGTAAATACTATTCAAGATGCTTTTAAATTGGCTCTTGAAAATCCAAATCAAAAGATATTTGGAGAATACGGCATTACGCCGGTAACATTTTTAGATCTAAATCCCGGGCTGGATTTTTCTGCTGAAGACATTGAGCGTTTAAACGCCAATAAACCGCAGTATTACACCATTTCCCATCCCAGCATGAGCGGTAAAACGCCAGATGGGATCAATTACACGCAAACACTTGATGTTGGTTTAAATGGAGAAATACAAGGCAGATCTGTAAACCTGAGAACGGGCGAAGACAGTGGAACCATACTTGCGTATGGCCCAAATGGAGAACTGATAAATTCAATCGGTTACGACAGATCTGAATCTTGGCGTCAGCCGGTCTCAATGGCAGTTGCCCTGTTTGGCTCTGCCCTTGGTGCGCCCTATATCGGGCAGACCCTTTTTGGTTTAAGCGGCGCTGCCGGCGCTATGGCCGGCGGGGCGACGATTGGCGGGCTAAGTGGCGCTGCTGCCGGATTGGAAGGAACAGATCTTCTGAAGGCGGCTGCTGTGTCCGGGCTTGGTGCCGGGGCGGGGCAAGTTGCAAATGTGGCAGGCAAAGCGGCAGGAGATTTTGCATCAGGACTATTCACGGATAGCCCAAATGCGGCAAGTCTTGCCCGGGACATTGTCTCTGGCGCGGTCAAGGGTGGCATCACATCACTACCCGGAGCCATTGCCACGGGAGATGCAAGTGGCATCCTGACCGGCGGACTCATGGGCGGGGCAGGTGGGGCCTTCTCCAATCTGACGGAAGGACTTACATCTTACGGAATCAAGCCAAGCCAGATTCAGGCGGGCATCAATATCGCTCGTGGTCTTCAATCAGGCAACACCAGCGCCGTCCTTAATTCCCTTGGTGGATTACTGGACAGCAGGAATGTGGATATTGCAGGCAAAGCAGCCGTTGCATTTAATGCAGTGAGAAGTGGCAATCCTGTAAAAGCCGCAGCAGCAATTATGCAATTGGGTAACACATTGCAGGGCAAAGTTATTCCCGGTATTAAGCCTGCGGGAGGCCCAAAACAAACCATTACCGGCGGCGAAATTGACGCAAGCGGTTTGGAAGTAGATCTTCAGAAATATCAGGATCTTATTAAGAATCTGCCTACCGTTGGGGAAGTATCAGAGGTTCCAGAAGCAGATCAATCTGTTTTGGTTTCTGAATCAAGAATGCCTATTGGCGATCAATTTTTAGATTCTTTAATTTCAAAAAGCGGTTCATTTACACCTCAAGAAAACCAAACGGTTTCAATTATTGATAAGTATCTGAGCAGTACAGGCACCCCAAAATATATGTACGAACAGGGTAAGCCTGATGTTTCTTCTCAAAGAGTGGAACTCACGGGTCAAAAACTGGGGTCGGAGTTGAAAGGAATAGAGATTCCTGAACCCATCACCTTGAGCGAAGTCCCGAAAGCGGAGGAGATCAAGGCCCCTCCAACGGCACCAATCACCATTCCCAAAGCGCCGTCATCTCCAAGTCAGACCGCACCACAACAAGCGTTGGCTGGACGGCAAGAGGAACGGACATCGCTTGGGGCGTTGCCTCTGTTTGAGTCGGTGTTTTATGAGCAGAGGATGCGGCAGCAACAACTTGCCGATTTGTTGGAACGGGAAGAAAATCAAGACCCATACGAGGTTTTGATGCGAATGGCAGAGCGCAACCCTGAAGTTGCGGTTGACGAACTGATGCGGATTATTGAGGGGAATTCAAATGTGGGATGACTCTAGTGGTGTGCCTGATGGAAATGATCCCTATTGGGGCGAAGCAGCACCAAATCCGCCAACACCAGTCGATCCAAATTTACTAAAAGAACCCGGGATAGCCGATTTCCTCAAAAATCTCCCAGATTGGGCTAAAGCACTTGGCGCTTTTGGTATTTCTGCGGCTGGCAGAAATTCAAGTTTCTTTAACGCCCCTGTTGCAAAGGTTGGTTATCAAGGGACTATTCCCACATACACCGCCTCCCGGCAGCAAATGCCCTACACGAGCGGCATAGCCAACGAACTGCTCAGGATCAAGCAGGCGGCAACGGACGCCATCAGCACTGGAGCCACGCCCAGTCAGGTTCAGCAGGCGGCGTTTGAGAAGTTTGGGATCTCTCCCACCCAGTTCAGCCAAGCCATGCAGACCCCGGGCGAGTATCGTCGCCCCGGAGCGGGTGGGATTGAGTATTTCAGCCCGATCCAGTATGTCCAAGGGACTGCTCCCGGCGTTCCCGGCGAGGGAGAAGGCGAAGGAACTCCTCCCCCTCCTGCACCTGCAAGGGCACCCTATTCCAGACAGCGCATTGCTCAGGGTATCTACGATGTATTGAACCCTGCCGGCGGCGGGCTTGGCACTCTTGGTCAAGCGCGGGAAGGTGCTGCCAAGTTGGGTGTTGGCGCGGCTCAGTTTGATGAGGCTCTTCTTCCCCGCCTTGCTCAGGCGATTCAGGAGGCCAAGGCCCAGATGCCGACCGCCACGATTGACCAGATCCGCGACGCAGCCATGCGCCGGTATGGGATTGATGCGGACATCTTCAACAAAGCCGCAGCGACGGCCCTGCCGACAAATGCGGCGATCAAGTCCGAAATCCAAGCAATCATCGACAAACCGCAGGAAGTGGCATGGCTTGCCAACACCTATGGTTTAAACATTAAAGAACTGGCCGACATCACCGGGTTCACGGAGGATCAGGTCAAGTCCTACTTTGCAAACAACAATGTTCCGCTGCCTACCTCCCAAGCCGCTGCCGGCGGGACTATGAACGGCGGGATTGCCATGCTCTCCAAGGGCAGGTATCTCAAGGGTAAGGGGGATGGGGTATCTGATTCCATCCCCGCTCGGTTTGCAGATTCTGGACGCCCTGCCGCTTTGGCGGATGGGGAATTTGTTATTCCTGCTAGGGTTGTTTCTGAACTCGGAAATGGTTCATCTGACGCAGGAGCGCGTAAACTCTACGCCATGCTTGACAGGGTGGAGCGTCGTGCAAAAGCGGCCAAGCGCGGGAAACCCTCCGGCGCTGACAAAGAACTCAACAGGTTGGCATAAGGATTAAATATGGCAACGAAGAATCCACTCTCTACTGCCGCGTCAGCGTTTAATCCGACCACCGCCGGCAGGGTTTCTGGTAAGGAGCAAACCCTTGCTTCATGGGCTGCCCCCTACATCACGGAGATGTTGGGCAAGTCCCGGGCACTTGGGCAGATGCCCTATCAGGTTTACAAGGGGCCTCTTACCGCAGGTGAGTCGCCCCTCCAGAGGCAGTACTTCAGCGGTCTTGGATCCATTGGCTTCCCGTCTGCCCTTGGCAAGTCGATTACCGATGAGGGGATTGCTCAGGGGTACATGAACCCGTATCTGAAGCAGGTTCTTGATCCGCAGATGCAGGCGTTGCAGCGTCAGTACGACATCAAGAAGGGCGAGATCGGTGCCGATGCCGCAAGGGCGGGTGCTTTTGGAGGCTCCCGGGCCGGATTGATGGGGCAGCAACTCAACGCAGAACTGATGCGCCAACAGCAGCAGACGACCGGCAGGGCTTACGGAGACGCCTACAACCAAGCGGTTGCCCAGTTCAACGCCGAGCAGGATCAAGCCCGGCAAATCGCAAACATGCTTGGAGGTGCCGGTGCCCAACAGAGGGCCATTGAGGCCGAGGGCGTCAAGGCAGACCTCGAAGAGTTTGAGCGCCAGAAGATGTTCCCGTACAGGCAATTGGAGTGGCAGCAGTCCATGTTGCAGGGTATGCCGATCACCGCAACCAACGTGGCTCTTCAGCAGGACAGCCCCTTTAGCGAAGTGCTTAGAGGCGGTGCTGGCTTGATGGATCTTTACGAGTATCTGATGAAGTTGTCTGAAGAAAAGAAGATTCCAACAACTCCAGAGAAACCACAATAGGCGAGATGATGAATCAACAGCAGTCCGCCGTGCCGCAGGAACTTGCGGCGCTCATCGCTCTTCAGGAAGGGATTCAGGCCGGGAAGGTGATGCCTACCACGCCACAAAGAACCCTGACCGTTGCAGCCCAGATGGCCCAAACCGCAGAGCAGCAGATGGCCCAAACCGCAGAGCAGCAGATGGCTCCTCCGGCGGTGGAGGATGTTGCCGAGCAGGCAGGCATTGCTGCCCAACTGCAACAGATGGAGCAACAGCAACTCCAACAGGCCATGATGCAGCAAGCCGCGCAGCAAATGCCGCAAGGAGGCGTTGCAGATTTAAACAGTGGGATGGGTGGCTTTGCTGATGGCGGGATCGTTGGGTACAGCGGTCAGGACGGCTCAGTTGCAGATGGCGGGATAAGCCCAGAGTTTGGTGGATCCGGCGAAATAGAGCGTCCAGAGCCTCGACTCAGGGTTCCCGGCCCAAAAGGCGAACGGATGATGACGGCAGCAGAGATGCGAGCCGAAGGCTATCCTGAAGATTACATCCAGAGACGCCTCCAAATGGAGGGCTATGTCTCTCGCCCTGCCGCTGTTCAGGCGGCTCCTGAGGCTGCACCCGATGCGGTGGCAGAAGTTGAAAGAATCCTTGCCGGCCCTTCCGCCCCTGCTGCCTCTCGCCCCGCTCCCGGCGGCGCTCCCGGCGGCGCTCCCACAAGCCAACTTAGGCTTGCTGCTGATGCGTTAAACAGGTTTCAACAACTGGGCAAAGACTACGAAATTACAAGTGCGACGCCAGAAGAATATGCCGCAAAGGGTGCTGAACTTGCTGCCGCTAGGGATGCTTTCCTGAGGAGCCGAGGGTCAGACCCGGAACTTCTGACAAGAGAAGCAGAGCAACTTGAAAAGTACTACGGCAAAGGCATCGGTCAGTTGGAGTCCCGCAAGGCTGAACTCCAAGAGCGTTCCCCGAGGGAAGGGCTGATGAAGCGTCTTCTGGGCGCAAGGGGCCGCACATTTGGCGACGTTATGGGGAACATGGCCGAAACCGGCATGGCCTATGACGAGGGTGTGCGCCAACAACTGAACAAACTTGACGATCTCAAGTTGCAGATGGAGGGTTTGAAGATCGAGAAGGTCGGGGCGCTCAAGCGGATGAAGTTTGCAGCCGATACCGGGGACTTCAATGCCGGCAAGCAGGA